AAGAGGCTGAGAGGCGCAGGCGGCGTGAGGAAATCTTTACATGGGCGGCTATCGTGGCTGGCATATCTGTGTTTATGATTGTCGTGGTTCTAATACTGTCCAGAATATTCCCATAAAAAATTAGCTATTATTTTCATTTAGGGGATTTACATACCTATTGTCTTAGCGTACAGTAATAGAATAGGGGGACTAACCCCACAGTCAGAGGAGACAAAAATGACTTATACAGACCTAGAAATGAACATCCTAAACATCCTTGCAGACAACCACGGCGAAAAGTGGGACACCGAGGATGATTATAATTCACCGCACATCGACACATACGAGCTAACAACTGATGGCTCTGGTGAGTGTGGCACAATCTTTTCAAGAAACAACCTTGACCCAAAAGTTTATCGCGGCGTTGTTTCTAGCCTTATCCAGAAGGGTGCTTTAGAGGTTGACGAGTACGATACAATGAGAGACCCACGCAAAGGGTTCTTGCCAATGATTGCCATTGCTATCAGCTTCGATACATTCAACGAAATCAGAAAGGCAGGGGCTTAACAGCCCCGCCCAGAAGGGAGATTGATATGAAGCCTATCTGCTGGAAACGATTTGATGTACGCTTTTCGGTGGGGGAGATTGACTCCCTCATCGAACAGCTTAACGAGCAGTTCCAATATGCTGACCATGCAAAGCAACCTATTAGCAGAGAAACGCTCAGGGCTTATGACAAGCTGGTTTGGCGCAGAAATTATATAGGAGGCAGAAATGTGGCTAACAACTTACAGGCACAAAATAAAGCAACGCCCGAAAAGCGGTGATTGGTTGGTGCAAATATTCACGGGTAGCAAGCTGGTGCAGGCAATACCATTTACATCTTGCGCGGCGGCACTTTCTTTTGTAGAAAGGAGAGAGGACTGCCAGCATTAACTCCTTTCTGATGTCAGTCCTTTCCTCCCTGACTGCCCCCTGTGCTTCGGCATGGGGGGTTTTCTTATGACTTGAACTTTCTGCCTCTGAAAAACACTATCAGATTAACGGTGGTATTCAGCGTAACCATAGCCACCAGCCAGTATTGCAACCACTCCGGCATTACTTGGTTAAGCCCTTCTGCTTTTCGTATGTGCGTAAGCCGCCTAAGCCAAGCATCCCCAGAAGAACTGTCATCAGCGTGTCCATATCAAACGCAGGGTACGAAGGCGCTGGGTAGCCAAGATAGGCCGTTACCACATCACAAATAGGAATAGCAAGAAAATGCACAAACAGAGCAAGTCCACAAGTCCATCCAACGAAAGGCCGCCAACCTGCGATGAATATGTTTTTTGACTTTGCTTCTTCTGCATTTACCGCTATCTGCCCTTTAGCAAGCTCCTGAGCGTGTCTCTCCGCCATAGTGGCTAGGTCATGCGCCAACTTGGCCTTTGTGTCTTTGTCCTCAACAAATTTATCTAGTATGCCGCTAACGGCAGGTATCAATGCCTGTATCATTTCTCTTTCCCTATCCATACAGCAAAAGCGCCAGTCAGCGCACCAACCACCACAGAAACGAAGCCAGAGCGCTCCACAGTGGCCTCAGCGGCTGGCAGGGTCATATACCACTCGACAACCCTGAAGGCCATTATAATCATTGCTAGGAAGGCCAGCCGAGGCATTACCTTCCACTCATCCATTATGGTTGCCATTTGCCTGTCTCCATCTGCTTAGATAATTCTGCGCTCCGGCCTTTGACCTGCTTTGCCCATTTGCTCTGTAACATCTGGACGGCGGCTTCGGGGTAGTCACCCACATCGAGCGCCTGCTTCATCTTCAGAAATTTATTGAAGTTGGTCTGCCCCATATTGAAAAGCATATTCACGATAACCGCCTTTCGCGCATCGTTCAGGCCAGCATACCAGTTGTAAGACTTGGCGGCTGTCATATAAGTATCCAAGTCATTCATCAGCAAAAACTCGGCCTCATGCTCACTGATGCCGACATCTTCAAGGTTGCGACCTATGCCGATGGTCAGTTTATTGCTGGTGCATTTATAGGGCTTTAGCTCTATGCCCTCGTGCTTCTTTAATTGCTTTACTAGCTTGTCTACGCTGTCATCCATTATATCGCCTCGTCAAACTCGCCCTGCATCAGCTTGGAAGCAGTAACGCCCAAATTGTACATAGCATCCGTCATTTCGTTATCGCTGGCCTTGCCCCGAGCACTCATAAACACCTCGATAGCATCACCCGTCTGAGGGCAAAAGCTAACGGTCACTGCCATGCCTGCGCCCACGTTGGTTGTTATGCACGGTCTGCGATTTGGAATTTGTCTCATTTATTATCTCCACTGCTCTAGCCCAGCTATCTGATTCGAGGTCTGGCGCTTCAAAAAATGTTGTGTGCTTGGTGAACTTCTTGACGTTGATAGAAGTTACAGGCAAATACCATACCACCCTTTGCTCTGTGCTGACCATAGCCAGAATGTCATAGTCGGCTATTGTCGGCAGTCTTTTCTTGCCGCCCAGACCTGTTTGAAAATGCACTCGATGCTTGTGACCCGAATCTTGCCGACTTGCCTGACAGGCTTTAACCTGCACCCGCATCATCTGACCTGTATCTGGATGCCAAGCTATAAGGTCAACAGCGTCCTGTTGCGCTAAAGCAACGCGCCAGCCCCTAGCAAGGACTGACGCGGCGGCTATATATTCTCCAGCTAGGCCGGAGGTAGTTTGAGATAAAGTTACGTCTGCTACAAATTTATTATGCAGGGTCATCATGCGCTATAAGGTCATCCAGATAGAACCGAGCTTTCTTTAAATCTTCCAGCCCGTTTTTGTGGTTAAATCTCCAGATATACTTTAGCACATTTCCTTGCACATAATACTTGTAATTGTCACCGAGCGCCGCACGGATAGCGTCAAGGCACTCGATGTTGCCAGAGGTGTAATGTTCGGGGTGGTTTACTGGGTCATCCATATTCCGGCCTCTTCATTAGCACTGCGTGTTGGCTATGAGGATAAGACAGGTGGGAGACAATAACCCACCCATTTTTCTCGTATTTTTTTATCTCGTTGTGAATGACGTACCTAAGTGTCATGCGGCTAGACACTGCTCGATTTCCTTTAAAATTCGGCTGGTTTTTGACCTTCCCCGCCCTCTTTTGTCGAGCTTCTTGCAGGCATAGTAGACGGTGGAATGGTCACGCCCAAATGCCCTGCCCACTTCTGGATATGAGCAACCCAGCAATCTGACTGACAGATACATAGCGATGTGTCGCTCTTTTGCGCTGGTTCTCCGCTTTGCCAGCAAGTCCAAGATTGGCACTCCTGTGACTTCGCTGGTTGCCTTGATAACTTCTTCAATGCGCTGGTCATAGTGCATCGAAGGGGATTGTCTCTTCGTTTTCCCGAAGACGTTTAAGATAATTTTCTCTAGCACAGATGTCATTGCAAAACTCCTCTCCCGCTAGTGTAATCGTTCCCTGATACCGATAGTTGAAGCGGTTTCCGCAATAAACGCAGTCGGCATAATTATCGACTGTTGGATAGCGCGATTGCTTTGTTTTCCGCTTCTCCCTCTTAAACATTAAAAGGGAATCTCATCGTCCATTGCCTGCCCCGCACCATTGCTGGCTGGCTTTTCTTGCCACTCGGATACCTTCAAGCCGAGATACTTTTTACCCGCCTTAGATTCGTTGTTCCAAGCGGATATGCTGAACTTGACGCCGTTAATCATAACGTCCCCGCGCATATCTGGGCGCTTGTCATTATCGCCCTTGTCGTTGACGAATAACGAACCCGTCATATCCTTCATCTGATATTCAGCCATTCAATAACTCCTGTTTTCTGTTTTTGAATACTTCCATTTCCTCCGCAGACCACTTTGGCTTGCGGCTATACAGCGCCTTCAGAGCGTCCATATCTGGGCATAGTCTTGCCTCATCCTTTAAGGACAGGGGTGACGTTATCTTGTTAAGGGTTTGTGCGGCATCCGAACGCTCGGTATTGATAAAGACATCACGGTTTTTTACTGTTTGCCCAGATGCCGCCTCCCTCTCTGCCTTCTGCTCGGAGTTGTCCGAGCCAGCAGAAACTGGTGATGGTGCTGGCATATCTTCGCCAGCGTATAAATGTAGACCCAAGCCTGTAGCCATGCTGATAGCCTTAGCCATACAGCGCTGGATGGAGGCGTTAACCTCGAAGCTGTTGGGCTTTTGAACAGGCCGATTTGCGTGGTTCAGGATTGGCATAATTTCGGTGGTAGCTGGCTGGTCTTTACCGAGCGTGATAGTAACCTGCACATATGCATAGCCCTGTGCGTCTATCATGTAGGGCAGATAAGTTTCATCAGCCTGCTTAAAGATATGCTTAGTGACCATAGCATCTGGAACGTGCTGTTTTAACAGCCGCAGAGCGTGCGCCCAGCTAAGGTATGTAAAGCCGTTTTTCTTCTCGACAATCTTTCTGGTGTCGATTTGTGACATGGTTGCGAATATATTGCTCATGTTTTCCAAAGCTCCTTTGCTTCCTCTTTATGTTCTTCATCCCAATAGAATGGGTGCTGAAAATCTGGGTCTAGCAGACCAGCTAGCACCTTGGGGTCATCCGATACTTTCAACAGGTTCTGACGGCGGATAGCTCTGCCGCGCATTTCTTCGAGGCAGAACGCCATGTATTCCGGCTGTAGTTCCTCGCAGTTTTCGGGTGTAAATAGTGTCGCGCCTGTTGCCGATACATAGGCAAGGCTAGGTTCTAGCCCCGTGGCCTTCTGATATATGGAGACTTGGCACAGATGCTCAAACTGAGGCTTGGCTGGCAGTGCCGCCTTTACCCAGCCCCGTGAGCCGTCCTTTCTTACTTGCCCCATCCGTGGCGCTTTTGTTTTCACCTCACAGAAGCTGTCGGAGGCGCAGAGGTCTATGTAACCCATGACAGGCAGTTCAACGCCGTCCAGCGATACCTCAACTCTCTGCTCCTCCTCAGCACCCCCGTATTTCTCAGCCAATAAATCGACACCGTTCTCAATAGCATCAGGCATCAACTCGCGGTACTTCTCTCGCTTTTCTTCCGGCTCAGTGTCCGGCGCATCATGGAAATCATACGACAGTCTGGCGCTCTCAACAGCCTCATCCAGAGCCGTCCCCAGCGTCAGCATGGACTGCAACCCGCCATGCACGGCAGTACCCCACGCGGCATTCCAGCCCACCTTTATGTCCCTGCGCTGTTCCTTTGTAAGATACAAATATTGGAACATCCAAACAGCCGTAGGCCGTAACAACTGGCTGGGGCTGTAGTGCTTCAATTCGTTCATAATAAATCCTGACTAAGTTTTCGGTTTACATCACCGTCTTTATACTTTACTAACGGTTATAGGTAATGCTGTCAACACATAAAACAGGAGCTAAAATGAAACTGGCAGAATGGTTAGTAAACAAAGGGATGCGGCAGGCTGAGTTCGCTCGGCAGATGGAAGTAACGCAACCCACCGTGCATAATTGGATATATGGAAAGCGCCCACCAAGCGGCCTGCACATGATGGACATTTACAAAATGTCAAAGGGGCAGGTTGGGCTAAAGGATTGGGTGGAGGCTTTTAAAAGATGAGCCGAGAAAAGCATCGAGATAACTGGGAAAAGGCCAAGCTAGAGCATAGCAAGCAGATGGATATCTGGAACGAGCTATTGCCGGACGGCTTTGAGGATGCTCAGATAACCGAAAACCTTACGGGCAAAGCTCCTAAGTTGCCAACGTCATTGCCACCAAGGGGGAGGAGTTCCATTGACTAACCCATATTTGTTGCCAGAGGGCAACGTGCAAATCAGCTTTAGCGGCGGCAGAACCTCAGCCTATATGTTGCATGAGATTATGGTGGCTAACGATGGCTTACCTGACCGTGCCGTAGTTACCTTTGCGAACACAGGTAGGGAAATGCCGGAGACATTGGACTTTGTGTATGATTGTTCTGTTCAGTGGGATGTGCCGATTGTCTGGCTTGAGTATGACAGGCCTGACGGAAAAGCTGGATACAAAGTGGTGGGAGCAAACTCAGCATCACAAGCTGGGGAACCCTTTGAGGTGTTGCTGAATCAAAAGAAGTATTTACCGAACATTGCGGCACGTTTCTGCACAACTGAACTAAAGATACTGCCGATGAAGCGTTACCTGACGAAAGAGCTTGGCTGGAAGAAGTGGACAGCTTGCGTAGGTATTCGCGCTGACGAGCATCACAGAGCCAAGATGGACAGCAAGGACAGATGGACGTATTGGTATCCGCTTTTAGATGCGGGTGTATCAAAGCTAGATGTAAACAAATTTTGGTCTGATAGTTGGTTTGACTTGAAACTGGACAACGCGGCTGGCTCTACCCCGAAGGGTAATTGTGATTTTTGTTTTTTGAAAAGCGAAGCCACACTTGCGGCAATGGCAAAGCAACACCCAGAACGTGCTGAGTGGTGGGTGCGGATGGAAAAGGAACGCGGTTCAACATTCAGAAAAGGCAGAGATATGAACCACTTTGTCGATTTTGTTCAGCGTCAATCTGATTGGATTTTTGATGAGCAAGGATTTTTCTGCCAGACAGATGACGGGGAGTGTACGGGATGACTAACGGTAGAGTTAAGGGCGCTAACTTCGAGCGTGAGTTGTGTCGAGCTATTATGGATGGGCTTGGTATTGAGGATGTTAAGAGAGATATCGAGCAGTATCGAGCCAGCTTGCATGGTGACATTATCGGGGTGGATGGTTGGAGCATAGAGGCAAAGCGTTATGCTTCTGGCACGACCTATAAGCCGCAGTGGTGGGAGCAATGCACAGCGGCGGCAGATGCCACTGGATGCCAGCCTGTACTCATTTGGAAGTATGACCGCCAGCCCATTCATTGCCTTGTCAGAATGTCCAGCATTAGCTCGGACTATGCTGGCATGGATTACGTGGCGCAGGTGGATTTCGATACTTGGCTGATGCTGGTGAGGGAGAGCTGGGCATGAAAACTGCGGCAGAAATGACAGTCGAGGAGTTTAAGGCTTGGCTGAAGCAACGCAGGGCGCAGTTGATGCAAGTGGAGCGCGATGCACTCATTAGGAGCAAGATACTATCGGCTGAGACTGCACGGGCTAACAACAAGCTACCGCCGATATCAGCTATGCATACTCGCAGAGCTATGCAAAGAAGGCGAAATAAATGAAGTTCAACAGCGACTTTGCATTTGACTTGAAGCTGGGTCAGGACGAGGAGGTCTGGCTTGCAGACTTGCTACGGGGCAAGACGGTTGAGGTTAAGCGTGATTTTATTGCCAGCAAAACGGGAAATCTGTTTGTGGAGTTTTCCAGTCGAGGTAAAGCATCAGGGCTCGCAACTACAAGGGCAGACTTCTGGGCGTTTATACTGGACGGGGAGAGGGTTGTTATAGTGCCGACACAATTCTTGCAACAGGTAGCAAGGCAGGCATACAGCGAAGGCCGCACTGTCAGGGGCGGTGATAACAATACCAGCGAGGGAGTGCTGGTCAAATTAAAGGAGTTAGTTAGATGAAGATGAAAGAAGTAAACAGTTCGGACGATTTTGAGGAGTATTTGGACGATTACTTAGCGCACATGGCTTGCTACGATAAAAGCCCAAGATATTACGACAGAACTTTGCTGATAAGAGCAAGTCAGTGGATAGGCTGGCTCAATGACGAAACAATGATTAACAGGGCTTACATCCGCACACTTGAGAAGCAGGTCAAAGAGCTTGGGGGGCATACAAGATGAGTGATAGCTTAATTGTACGCAGTAGCCTGAAGGATAACTTCAGCGTTTTACCGAATCACCTGCTGAACGATAGCAGGCTATCGGCAGACCAGCTTGGCTTGCTGGTGTATCTGCTGAGTAAGCCGACAGATTGGCAGGTGCAGGTCACAGAACTGCGAAAGCGGTTCGATGTTGGGCGGGATAAAATACGCACCATTCTGGCCTGCTTGGAACAGTATGGCTATATAACGAAGGAACAGGTGCGCGCAGACGGTAAATTTGCCTCAAACCGTTATGTGGTCTCAGATTCACCGATGACTGAAAAACCGTTGACGGTAAAACCGTTGACGGCAAATCCGACACTTACTAAAGACAGAGATATACAAAGTACAGAATATACAAAAAGAAATATAAGGGCAAAAAAAGAAAAAACGCTGTTTTGTGAGTGGCAACCCACTGAGGCTGACAGGGATAAGCTGGTGGCTTACTGCAACAGTCACGGCCATGAGCTGGATGATATTCTGGAAGATATGCGGCTCTGGGATGACGCTAATGGCAATCAGGCTAAATACGCCTGTCACAGCTCTGCGGTGATGAGATGGTGTAGAACTACCAGAAAGGGCAAGAAGGCTACTCAGCGCGGCTCAAATCGCCAGCAATCGGTATCTAAGCCAAAGGGGAAGGGTGAGTTGAGTGATAGGCAGAAGCAATACGCAGAGACAGTTGCTGAGAAGATGTGGAACGCATACAAGGCTGAGGGGTTCTATTACAAGATGATACTGCCCGACATTATAGCATTTATGCAGACAGACCAGACAGACGCAGATTGGGCGGCTCTGGGCAATGGTATGGATAATCCGATTGAAAGGGGCTGGATGTGAAAAGAGAGACCGAAGCCTCTCTGTTCTGGTTAGTCGCAGGTTAGCCTGTGACTGATACGGGCTGACCACTTGCCTGTCTCCTCATCCCAGCGAGTGCCAGATGAGAATGTGCCGTAGCCAGCGTAAGGATACTCAGCAGATATGCGGTTGAGGAACAGCTCCAGCGGTTCGCGCTCATCTCCTGAGAGGCGGTACTCTTTATAGCCGCCGAGGGTTTTCTGTTCGATTTTCATGATGGTGTCTCCTTTGTTTCCTGACTATGTTATAGCCTTACGCTAACTCAATAGCATTAGTCAACAGCTAATTTGCAAACCTTCACTTGTTTAGCTATATAAGGATTAGGAGTATGATATGAGCAAGAAAAAGTTTACCGAGCCAGTGCTGGCTGAATATCTCAGAAGGATTGCCATAGATGGACGCAGTGCGCGGTCTGTGGGCAAGGATACAGATATGCCAAGCTATGAGGCGTTCTATCAGCTAAAGAACAGGCATCAGGACGTGCAGAGCCGCTACAATGCGGCGATTGAGGCAAGGGCTACTGCCATTGACGATAGGATAGACGAAGTGCTGGAAGGCGTTAGGAACGGGGATATAGACTATCAGGCTGGCAGGCTGGAGATAGACACGCAGAAGTGGCGGATGGCGAAGTTCTTTCCGAGGCTGTATGGAGATAATCAGAAGCTGGAGGTGGAGCATAAAACCAGCTTTGTCGATGAGTTGAAGCGAGTTGCGGCTAGGGTTGAGCAGGCTAGGCTGGAGGGGGCTGAGGTTGTGGAGCATGACGATGGGGTGGTTGATGGGGGAGAAAAGACCTACACCGCCACACCCGCGCACGAAGCTGAGATTGACAACCATTCGCAAGGGGATAAATGATGGGATATACAACCATTAGTGCGTACAACCATAGCGTTCTCAACAATATCAATAGCTTACAGATATTAAGTGTGCATAATTGCTTCCATAATACACATTATGCGACAAATGCTTACCATAGGTAGGTATTTTTGCCAGAATACCCCCCCTTCGCTCAGGCGCGGGGGCGGCAAGAGAAAGAACATACAAAGCATAACTAACCCCACCCCCCTTTAACCACATAGGCCGTACCACCCATGCCCCCCGAAAATTTCACCACAGATTTGCTACACCGCATCCATGACGACCCCGTTTTCTTTGTCAGCGAGATACTTGGCGCTACCCCTCAGAAGTGGCAGGCTGATGCTCTCAGGGCTGTTGCAAGCCATGACCGCGTTAGCATCAAGTCTGGTCACGGTGTTGGCAAGACTGCCTTTCAGAGCTGGCTGGTGCTGTGGTGGCTTATGAGCCATTACCCGTGCAAGGTTGCCATTACGGCTAACACAGCGCACCAGTTGAGCGATGTTCTGTGGACGGAGATAGACAAGTGGGCGCGGAACTTGCCAGAGGGCTTTAAGAGCCTGCTGGAGTTCAAGTCCGACAAGATATCGCTAAAGGGTGCTAGCGACAGTTTCGCAGTGGCAAGAACCAGCCGGAAGGAGAACCCAGAGGCACTTCAGGGCTTTCACAGCGAGAATATGCTGTTTCTGGTTGAGGAGGCATCTGGTGTGCCGGATGTGGTGTTTCAGGTGGCTGAGGGTGCTTTGTCCACTGACGGCGCTAAGACGGTCATGTGCGGGAACCCCACGCGCTCTGACGGCTTCTTTTACGAATCCTTCCACGGTATGCGGCACATGTGGCACAACATCACTGTATCTTGCGAGGACGGCGAATATGTCTCCGAGGACTTCTTAGCAAATATGGCTGAGAAGTACGGCATTGATAGCAATGTTTACAGGGTGCGCGTTCTGGGCGAGTTTCCCACGCAGTCTGACGATGTGCTGGTGCCGCTGTATATTGTTGAGGAGGCCACAAAGCGGGAGGTTACGCCTAGCCCTACCACGCCCGTTGTTTGGGGCTTGGATGTGGCTAGATTCGGCGGGGATAGGTCTGCGCTGGCTAAGAGGCAGGGGCAAGAATTACTAGAGCCTATCAAGACTTGGCAGAACAAGGATTTGATGGAACTGGCGGGAATTATCCTGACTGAGTTTGACGCTTGCAACTATCAGAGCAGGCCGCAGGCGATTTATATTGACGCTATTGGCCTTGGCGCTGGACTGGCTGACAGGCTGAGGGAGTTGGATTTACCCGCAGTGGCTATATCGGTTTCAGAGACTGCCAGCCTCAAAGAGCGTTTTGGCAGGTTGCGCGATGAGTTGTTCTGGAACGCGAGGGAGTGGTTTGAGGGCAGGGATGTGAAAATACCCGATGATGATACGCTGATACAGGAGATTACGGGTATTCGGTACAAGTATCTCAGCACGGGCAAGCTGAAGGTGGAATCCAAGGATGAGATGAAGCGCAGGGGGCAGAGAAGCCCTGATGTGGCTGATGCGTTTGTGCTGACCTTCTCCGAGCAGGGTGCGTCTGCTATGGGCTACACAAAGAGATGGGGCGGAAACAGCAGTCCCCGCCCCAGCACCAAGTGGATTGTTTGAGGGGCTTACGCCGCTACCCTTTTTTCTGCAATTTCTTCATATCTGTCTGCCGCATTGCGCTGATACTCTGGAATTTTTAAACCAAGCTCATTGCGATACTCAACGCACATCCAGCACTGCCTGTAAAATTTTTCGGTACATCCGTTTGTGTCAAGCTCAATAGTTGAATCCTGTGTGTATATCGCCAGCATT